AACCAGACACAGACCCAGCCTCACCGTTGCCCGCCGTGCCGCTGCCTGTCGCATAGTTCCCACCAATAACCATCGTGCCATTGCCGCCGAATCCGCGAGCGCCAGCGGCTCCGCCAGATGGCGTGCTTGTCTGCCCGAAACCACCTGCTCCACCAGAGCCTGATCGCGTCAAGGCACGAACAGGATTTACGCCTGAGCGAGGATAGCCGACGCCTGGTGCCAACGAGTAAAAGAAGTTTGCGTCGTTGTCTTCGCTGCTCGCGGCGTCAGATGTGCCACCATTACCGCTGTAAAACACGTTCCTGCCCCACTCCACAGGACCCACTGGTGATCTGTAGGCGTTGTCTGCTCCGTCATCTGCGCGACCGCCTGGTGCGCCCAATCCGATGACCTCGGTTCCGAAGGTCGTGTTGCCGCCGTCTGAACCGTTTCCACCAGTGACACTGTTTGTACCACTTGCAAGCGCCGTAGCACCAGCGCCGCCTGCACCAATCGTGACGGTAACTGTGCCTGCAAGATCAGATGCATTGAACCAGCGCCAAGAATGACCGCCACCAAACCCAGGACCTCCAGGTCGTGCCAGTGATGACGCCCCTCTGCCACCGCTTGCACCACCACCACCAGCCCCAAGCGCAAACACGAAGACTGCGCTCTTGCCTGAGGGCTTGGTCCAAGTGCCGCTGGTCGTAAACTCCTGCACATCCGCGCCGCCAGCGCTTAGTGTTGTCCACGCAGGAACGCCAGCGGCGACTGAAAGCACTTGGCTTGCAGTTCCGATCCCCAATCGAGCAGGCGTGTTTGCCGATGAGGCGTAAATGATGTCGCCCGTGGTTGTCGTCAGCGTCTTCGGGATGGCTGCGTTTGCCAAGTCATAGGCGGTCTTGACCGCCGTAGCACTTGCCGCAACCGTGCTCGATGTGGTGCTTGTTGAGTCGGTGATTGAGGTTACCGATACAACTTCATCATCGGAGTCAATCCAGATGTCGCCTTCTGCTGGGCTTGCGGGCGCTGATGCTTGATAGTAAACCTCGGAACCGCTCCCAGAACCAACCTCGGTCCATGCCGCTCCGGTGTACACGTAGATCTTGTCGTCTGACGTGTTGTAATAAAGATCGGCTTCTGCTGGCGTTGCGGGCGCGCTGCTATAGCGCGGAAGATTTACCTTATTTAGTAGTTTCGGCATCGGGTCCTCCTAGCGGGAGTTTACCCGATTATAACAACCCTGTACTGGTTGCTGGTTGGGGCCTGAGCAAAGTCAAGAATCACGGTGCCGTTCGGTGTTCCCGACGTAAGACCGACGGTGATGTCTGGGTAGACCTTCTCGCCGTTGGAGGTCTGGAAGACTTCAGCGTGTACATAAATGTTTCCAAGGCCATGCGAAATGGTATAGGTCGTTGCCGAGCCGTCCCCAAATGCCTCAGTGTACTTTGACGTTCCGCCGAGTGCCGATAGTGCTGTGGCTGCAGTTGTCTGACCAGTACCACCATTTGCAATTGGAAGCGCACCAGTTACGGCAGCGGCCTGCGCAAGATTGATTGCACCAAACGCTGGTGCTCCACCGGCTCCTGGTACCCGGAAGACCTGATCGGCAGTTCCAGCAGAAGTTTGTACAACTCCGCTTGCACCATTACCGAGCAGTACGCCATTGCTGGTGAGCGTTGATTGACCAGTACCACCGTTAGCAACTGGCAATGTGCCAGAAACTTCAGTGGTCAGCGATACGGTGTTTGCTGTCGTGAGTGCATCAGTTCCGCCAGGAGACTTGACGAATCCTGCGGTGAATGTTGCAGCACCAGTACCGCCACGAGCAACGCCAAGCGTTCCGCTCGTGAGCTTGTCGGTGCCATGGTTTGGAATATCCGCAGCAACAAGTGATCGGAACGAGGGAGCAGAAGGTCCGCCAGTTGAAGGTCCAGCGAATACAAGGTTGTCTGCTGCCGTTATAGCGCCGGTACCACCCTTGGCTACTGGGAGGGTTCCGGTTACTGTTGCAGTTGAGACATCAACAGCGCTCGTTGCGAGCTTCGCAGCGGTAATACCCGCATCCTTGACACGAAGAGTGTCAGAAGAGATTTCAATGGTTGAGTCATCAACGTTGACCGAAAGGTCATTTCCCGTAAGGGTGAGTCCCGCGCCACCGGTGATTGAGCCAGATCCAGAGAACTGCGAGAATACGAGCTCGGTTGCGCCAACTGTAATCGGGTTGTCGGTTGTAAGAACCCAACCCGTGTTTCCGTTTGTCGTTCCCTCTTCAACAAAGGTAAAGAGACCTGCGGTTACTTCTGCGTCAGCATCGGCGTCGGCCGCCCGAACGGCTGCACCTGAAGCCTGAACAACGTAGATACCGTTCTGGCTGCCAGTTGACTGATCCTTAACGAGTACTCGATTGCCAGTGGCGAGCGTTACTCCGTCAATTACATCGCCGTCTTCCAACGCCGTTGAAAGATTGACGTTCGCCGTGGTGGCGGCACGAACAGATGCCTTGACATCAAGGCCTGTGGCAACGCTGTCAACATATGCCTTAGTGGCAGCGTCTGTTGCATTTGAAACCGCACCAGAAATCGTTACGCTTGTTGCGCTAACGGTCCCCGCAGTGAAGTTTCCTGACGCATCGCGCTTGACGATTGCGCTTGCTGTATTTGCGTCAGTGGCACCAGCAACAAGGCTGTAGTGCGCTGCGGACATTGAGCCCGAATTGCTGCCATCTGCCGCTGTGATGCTGATCGTTGCAACACCATTTGCAAGGCTAACCGTAATCGGGGCAGTCCCAGAAAGGCTGTCAATAGAACCTACTGACTCAAAGGCACTTCCGTTGTAGACCATGAGGCCAACTGGGCCATCATTGGAGTCTGAGTTGTAATAGATTTGACCCGTGACAGGAGAGGCCGGTGGGGTGGCAAGAACCTGAATGACTCCATTGCGAAGCTCATTCTTCTGTAGGTCTAGGAAGCTGCTAAGCGTTAGACTCGTTAAGACCTTCACGGACGTCTCCTCAGTTTAGGTATGCGTAGCCGCTAAAGGCTGCGGCAAAGGTTAGGGTAATCTGATTATCGGAGTCATACAATACCTCTCCGATCTGCGCATTTCCGCCACTGTCTACGATGGTTACCGAGGGCTTGCAGTTTAGATTGTGGACTATGGTCCAGGTTGCCGAAGCCGAAGCCTGAGTGTGGGTGTAGGTCCCGTGCGGAGACGACAGGCCGCTAGTGCTCACGCTAATTTGCCTGTTAACCTGCGTCACTGTTACTGGGCTCATCTTGTCACCTCTGCGCTAAGCTCAAAATCACCTGCAATCAACTTTTCAACCACTCCGGCGCCACTTTCAACTTCAAGGTCGTATACGTATTTTCCCGCTGGGACGGCAGAGAGTGCCGATGGGGCAATGGTCATCCCAATAGTTCCGCTGTTGGCAGTGATTGACAATCCGCCTGTATTTGTAAGAACAATATATGGGTTTTGCGACCCAGCAAAACGCCGAACATGCATTCTGGCGGTATATCCGGTCAAATTTACCGGACTTCCAGCATCATCGGTATATGTTATCGTGAGGGAATACGTGCTTCCCTGCTCGGCTGAGATGTTGTATGTCTCCATGGCTAGATTATAGCCTGCGGAAGCCGCCTACTCTATGGGCTTCTTTTCTGCGAGCATTCTTAGCGGGAGTGGGCTTACTGGCCGCAGGGGGCACCCCCCATCCCAACACGTTGCATCAAGGTCTTTCACGGACTTGCCCGCGCATGTGTAGCAGAATTTCTGCACCGCTCGACGGTGTTTGCTTAGAGACGCCTGGTCTTCAATGTTCAGGACCTCCTGAATCGCGTTAATCCTGGCCCATGCAATGTCGTCATCAGACGCGATGGTTCCGCCGTAGTATCTCTCTTTCGCCCAATACATCCCTAAGCCGCGCTTCTTGCCAGCGGACTTGAATACTTTCGCAATGCTTATTCCCATCTGGCTTGCCCAAGCGCCGCACGCCTCTCTAAATCGGCGCGTTGCCTCGTGTTCTGGATTCCTTACCCCATGCGCTTTTGGCATCGGGGAATTGTAGACGATGCGCAAACTTGGCGCAACTTGCCGTCAAGGGCAGATTGTGTGGTATAGTCAAGATATGGCACAAATTGGAAGACGCACCAAAGATGCGCAGGCACAACTTGAAAAAGACATCAATACCCTGCATTTTAGCGGGGTGAGCGCCAGTGAGATCGCACTCAGGCTTGACCTAAAACCAGACACTGTCAAGAAATACATTGCCAAAATGCGCAAACAGGCTCTTGAGGATGCACTTGGACCAGTTGATAGCAAGATTGAGCTCATTGAACGAGCCAATAGGGTTGCAAAAGCAGCTGCGGGTGGACATGCCTCCGCAAGAGAGAACTCTTATAGCGGTCAAGTAGCATTTCTAAAGTTGCAACTTGAGGTCATAGATCGCCTTGCCAAGCTGACTGGGGCATACGAAGCTTCTAAGATTGAGCTTACTGGACCCAACGGCGGTGCACTGCAGATGCAGTTGGTTGATCACGCGATTGATGCGCTCAGCGCCGACGATCTTGCAAAGCGCCTTAGGAATTGGGCTGACGCCCTAGAGGAGGGGAGCAATGGACAGCAGGCAGTACCGACTGTGGCTGAGGGAGCAAGCGAGAACGTCTGACGCCGCCTTTGCGGAATACGTCAGTAATCTTGTCTTTCCCAAGCATCTCAGGGAGATGGAGCGCTTCCTAGACAAGAATGACCGTGCGCTTGTGCTTATGCCGCGCGGTCACGCCAAAACCACGCAGCTTATCCATCGAGTTGCGCGACTCATAGGTGTCAGCCAGGGTAAAATCCGCGTTGGAATTCTTACGTCGGTTCTGTCTGACGCCCTTGCCCGTTCGCGTGCAATCAAGGCAATCATTGAATCTCCGCATTTTTCTGAGATTTTTGAGTGGGCTAAAAACGGCGTTGTAGGCTCAAAGTGGACAGATGAAGTCTGGACGATCAAGGGTGCCAATCTGGGAAAAGACGCAACGTGTTTTGCTGATGGACTTGGATCAATTAAACCAGGGGCTCGTTTGGATATCCTAATCGGCGACGACATGGTCGGGATGAAGGAGAACGCAACTGCCGTTCAGCGCCAGAAAGCACAAGACACATACTGGCAAGTTGTTGACCCGATGCTTGTTCCAGGAGCCAAGCGTTGGTACATAGGAACCCGTTGGCACGAGGACGATTTCTATAACGACCTAAAGGAAAAAGGCACACCCGTCATGCTCAGGCGTGCGGTTGAGGGCGATCAGGCTCTCTGGTCAGAGATGTATACCGTTGCAGACATGGACAAGAAGCGCGACGAGCTTGGCACGCCCATTTTCATGCTTCAGTTCCAAAATGATGTACAGGCGATGGGCGGAAACATCTTTCGGTATGACCGATTCAAGTATGTTGATGCCGTACCATCTGGTGCTCGTCGTGTTGGGATTGACCTCGCATCCTCGGCGTCAGAGCGCAGCGACTACACCTCATGCGTTGAAATTGTTGAAGACGCGGAGCACAACCTCTATGTGGTGGGTGCATGGAGGGCTCGGCTTGCAGAGGGTCACCGTGACTGGTTGACTGGGATTAGCCGTGAGGGTGATCTGGTCGCCGACGACGGACCAAGGCTGCTTTGGCCACAACACCTTCTTCCAAATGCACCCGAGATCAACGATAGCGCAAGGAATCTTGAATCTGTAAATATTGAGGCGGTTCAGCATCAGAGCACATTCGTGCGCGAAGTTCTTGGCACCACCAAACTGCCAGCGAGAGCGGTCCGACCAGATAAAGATAAGGTGACACGAGCACGGGCTCTCGCTGCTCGATATGAGTCCGGCAAGGTATATCACCTCAAGGGTGCGCCCGGAATTAGGGACCTTGAGATTGAGATGGCGTCATTCCCCAATGGGGAACATGACGATCTTGTTGATGCCCTGGTGTATGCTGCCGACCTTAGCGGTAGCAGCTTCTATTTCACGGCAGCGAAGACGGGAAGCAGATTCTAGTTCCCAATTAGCAGGCAGTAGGCAGACTTTCCGTTAAGGCGTGCATCAATCAGGTATGGCCGAGCTGCTGTTTGTATCATTTTATCTGCGGCTTGTTTTGTAGTAATTCCGTCTCGGCTTGCAATAAACGCGACTGCGCCACTAATAATTGCGGTTGAGAGGCTTGTCCCACTCCACTGTACCCTATCGCCGTTTTTGTCAATTCCGTCTATAGCCGTGCCCGGCGCCCAAATATCAACACAACTTCCGAAGTTAGAAAATATTGATCGCAAATTGTTATTGTCATACCCAGCCACCGTGATTGCCGCAGGAACCCTTGCTGGGGTTTTTTCACAGGCGTCAGTGCTCTCGTTTCCAGCAGCCACCACAACTGGCATCTTCTCGGCTAACTTTGCAACTGCGGCGTCAACACTTGCTTTTGCCGGCCCACCTAAACTCATATTCACGACAGATGTTTCTGGGTCTGCAATTTGTGCGACTATTTTAACAGCGGCAATAACATCTTTTGCAGTTCCAGACCCCTCGCAGTTAAGGGCGTTAACGGTCACAATTTCAGCCGCTGGGGCAACCCCGTATTCATCTCCAGCAGCAACACTTGCTACAACGGTTGCGTGACCGTGGCAGTCTTCATCGCCGTCCCCAGTGTCAATTATATAAATGGTAATGCCACTTCCGGCGCCTTGATTTGAAAGAGGTACTTTATCTAGGCGCCAGTGCACTTGATTTATCCTGTCTAGCGCCCATCCTTCCCTGTATCCTTGCTTCCATGTTTTGACGGCATGAAACTCATCGTCATTCCGATGTTTCTTTTTTGCACTTACATCTTCGGCACTAAGCGATACAGAAAAAACAATGGTGAGAATAACAACAAACGCAGTTCTTACTTTTGTTCCCATTTCTTTATAACCTTTACCTTTCTACACTTATGACACATCGCCCTCTTAAATTTTGGGTCAATGGTTTTCGGGTACTTGTCCATCACCTCGTCGGGAATACTAACTTCACATTGCGTGCAGTGCCAGCCGTTTAGCGGTCGCCCACGGCTATCAACGACGACCTTCTTTGGGTCCGTCATTCACCTGCTCCTTTTCATACTCCTCAACAATCTCAAGCGCTCGCTTGAGACCGGCAATATACGCCAGCCTTGAGAAAAGTTCAACCTTCCCCCCCTTGCTGATCCCGATGCCACGGAGGGCTGGGGCGGTGTCGCCGGAGATCGCGTGCTCAACGATCGCGCGCAGACGCTCTGAGGCACTCACCGAATACCCCTCCTGTTTATCCAGCCGACGGCGGATGTCAACAGATCATTCAGGTCTAGGGAGGTGAGCACGATGTCATGGCGTGTTCCATCAATGATCATCTCAATGTCGCTCTCGTAATACGGATCGCCATCTTGCGGTTCCGTAAGCGTGATCTTGCACTCGTCAACGCCACCCATGACCGAAGCGACTTCCATCATCTCGTTCGCCATGGTTTCAAGATCTTCGTTCGCAACCTTGGGGATCCTGTGTGCGTTGCTCATTGAGAATGACTCTGCCAGCCATGCCCTCGCTACTCGCCTACTCGCGACAGACGGTTTGCGATATCGGTCAGAAACCCAATCCAAAACTTCGCTGTTCCTACGGCGTCGTCTGCCGTTGCGGACAATCCGCTTTTTACGACCGTGTTGCTTACCTGGTCCCATATCGCCCATCTATACCCTACCCCTTCTTCTGCTTGCTCGATTTTCCAGATTTCATACCGCGTTGTGCTTCCCATCGGTTATACCCAATCGCCTCCATTGCTAACAAGATTCCGTCTCGTAAGCCACGATGGTATGCATCGTCGCTCTTTTGTGCCAGTGCCCACGCTGTCGCCGAGTGGAGGGCGCGCATTCCTTCTCGGATTGCATCTGTACGCCCTTCCTTTCGTGCTGCCTTGAGGGCCTCAATGAACTGCGGATTCACTTGTCTGATCGCCCTGGGAGATCTCGCTCCATCGGTGCTCCCCAGAGACCGCGCTGAAGCGCAACAGCAATCAGCGCGTAATTTGCGATATCTAGCAGCGTGTCTGTCAGGGACTCGTATGTGCTTTCATCAAGCGGATCAAGAATCACTTGGCCATCTACAATCTTGCCATTACAAAACTTCTTTGCACGAGCGATCTTGTCGTTTCCGATACGGCTGATTACTCCATGTATGCCGAGCTGCTCAATGTTGGTGTCGCCATACCGGGCCTGCTTCTCGCAGAGAAGCTCAAACGCCTCGTCATAGATTTCTTTGAAAGTTTGCTCAAAGGTCTTCATAAAACTATATTGCTATACAGCCGTATTGCTTTTCGCATACAGCCCTCCTTCCTTTCTGCATCTTAGACCCTATGCGCTAATTTGTCAAAAGCGCTCTGCGAATGCCCTCCTCAAGCGTGACTCGCGGCTTCCAGACATGAAACGCCAGGGTTGGGTCCGCCACCCTCCAAAACACTCCGACCGGTTTGTCTGGGTGGGTGGTGATCTCTGGCTTGTACCCAGCCTCGGCGCAGACTAGGTCGGCTAGGGCGAGGAACGATGTTGCTCGACCAGTTCCAATGTTGAGCGGATCAGGATAATCCTGCTCAAGGGCTGCATTTACGGTCTCAACGATATCGCTGATGTGAACAAAGTCGCGAGTCTGCAGCCCATCGCCCCAAACGTCAAACGGATCTGCCCTGCGGCGTGCGCGGTCAATGAATGACGGAAACGGGTAGTCAAGGGCCTGGTCTTCTCCGTATCCTGAGAATGGGCGAAAGATGTGAGCCTTGACCCCTTCAGCAGCGGCAAACTGTGCGAGGTATTCACCTGTCAGCTTTGACCAACCGTAGGTGAAGTCTGGGCTACGGACGTCGTTAAGGTTGATCATGTGCTCTGCGAGCGAGACGTGGTCTTCGCGCCTTTGAAGCTCAATCGGATATGCAGCGGACGATGAAAAGTATACGACCCGTGGCTGCCTTGTCCTTATTGCCCACTGCCACATCTCTGCGTCAATTGAAAGATCAACCGCCACAGACAGCGGATCGCCCTCAATCTTTGCTCGGCCGCCGACCACAGCCGCGAGATGGATGACCAAATCCCATTGGATATCGTCTTTTCTGAAGAAGTCCCTAGCGTCCCGGGGTGAGTCGGCGGTGATATCTACCCCAAATACCTCATGCCCGCGATCTCGATAGTATTTCGTGAAGTGCCGACCAACAAATCCCCTATGTCCAGTGATAAGTATCTTCATGCTCGCAGGATCAGCATGACGTCGGTTGGCATTTGAGTCTTCTGATATTCCTCGTATGCGAGACGGTCCTTTTCGTACACATGAGGCGCATTGACTTCTTGGTACTGCAAATCATTAATGGATTTTCCAGCAAGATAGTGCATATGCTCTATGACGACATCTGGTCTGAATTGAAGATTTCCAATCTGTACGCCCAAATCGCGCCAGAAATTATCCATGTACATATGTACCAACTGTGGCGGCACCATATATCCAAGTCTTTGCACAATTTCTGCCGACATCGTTACGGCGGTTGGTAGGTTTGCGC